ACATCCTGATTACGAATTGCTTACCCGTTTACCGGAATAAAAGGGGTTTTGACGGGCAAAAAAAAACAGCAAGTTAAAATAACTTGCTGTTTTTTCTCGTCTTGCCGGAATGAAGCAGGCAAGGCGGTGGGGAATTTTGGTCGGCACGAGAGGATTTGAACCTCCGACCCCTGACACCCCATGACAACGATTTAAAAACCTTCAAACCCGCGCCGCATAAGGCTTTGTGCCCGAATTGTATGTATATGCAAACAGTGCGTTTCAAGCAAAATTTGCTCTTTGTACATCAGTCACTTACATCTCGTTTTACCTTGTAGTGCCTTATCAAACCTTAGCAATTAAAAAAAACTGGCACTATTAGACCCTTCATGTATCCTCATTCCATACAAAAAATTGTATGGAATCGGAATACATGAAAGAAAGTGCTATTTTAAGCTATAAATTCAAAAACATAGGTTCCTTCGGCAAAGAAGGTGCTGAAGTTTGCCTGACTACTTCAAACAGAGATCCTAAAAAAGAACTCTATAGAGAAGTCTGCGGTAAAAATATAAACTTGGTTACAGCGGTAATGGGGGCAAATGGTTCAGGCAAAACAACCTTACTAAAGCCCATACCATTTCTGTCATGGTTCTTCTCTGAAGTTCCTTCCTCGTTGAATGAGGATATTCTTATACAATCCAACAAAGCCAGCTTGGGTGCTATTGAGATTCAAGTAATATTTATTCTCGATGATGTCACTTACAAATATGATGTTATCCATTATGAGGACTGCATCATAAATGAAAGTTTGTATTATAAAAATGATAATAATAACTATTCGTATATTTTCAAAAGAAATGTAGATGAAGACTCTTTCAATGAGCATGTTGATCTTTTGGATGATGAGACCCTCAGTCGAGAAGAACTATTAAAAGTTTTAAAATACAAGTATTCTGAAAAACATTCTCTTTTCCAACTCGGGAAAAAAGAAGGTTTAAGAACTCCGTGTAATACAAGTATTATTGCCTCAGCAAGAAGATTAGGAGATGTTCTTGCTACCAAAATTGCAGTGTTCTTTGCCTCTGGTAATTATAATATTACCGCTTGGGGGAGGGTACCTACTAGCTATGACAATCTACAAAAAAAACTAGGTGTTTTATACAAAGATAAAGACATTTACGAAAGTGTTCGCAAAACACTATGCCAATGGGATCTCGGTCTTTCAGATATTGAAATAGAAGAATATAAGACTAAAAATGAAAAAGGTGGGGACGAAGTTAATTACAGATTTTTTGGTGTACATAAATCCAAAAATGAACAATTTAACTTACCCCTTTACATGGAGTCAGCAGGCACTCAAGGGGCATTATCACGTCTGGTCGAGATTTTTGTAACCCTCAAATTTGGCTCCTATGCTTTTATTGATGAATTAGGGGATGACCTTCACCCTAACATGATCAAGCCCCTTATCGATTTATTTATTGATAAAAGCACTAATCCACATGGTGCACAGCTCGTTTTTTCATGCCACAAACCAGAACTAATAAATTATTTAGGTAAGCAGAGAGTTTATTTATGTAACAAAGTTGATAACGAAAGTGAGTGTTATAGGATTGATGATTTTCCCGCAAGTGATGCAAGGAGCGACGAAAATCTCGCCGCTAAGTACCTCGCCGGTGCGTTTGGTGGGGTCCCTGAATTATGAAAAAAAGAAAAGTTCGCGAGAGAAAACATACAAGGATTATCGTCGGAGAAGGTATCTCGGAATATTTATTCCTACTAAGATTAAAGCATTTGTTTTATGTACGAGGTGAAAATTATATAGTCACAGTCGATCAAGCTGGGGGTGGGGATCCAAAGTCTGTTTTGCGTTTCGTGGAGCATTATCAAGGGGCATTCGATGATAGGTTTATTTTGATTGACTCTGACAGACCTGTATCGGCGACAGTGGCTAAAAATGCAAAGGCATTGGGGGTCAATATCATCCAAAGTCACCCCCATTGCCTTGAAGGTATGCTGTTACGCACGCTTAATCTTAGGAAAAGTGTAAGCGATACTGCTGAAGCGAAATCGTTTTTTTATCCGACGGTTTGCCCTGGAGAAGCATTATCAGAAGTTTGGTGCGAAAAAAATATCTCTATGGATATGGTACAGTCACGCTTAGATGATCCTAAAGATGAATATCATGAATTTTTTTCTAAACTGGTCAAAGTGATGACTAAATAGATGATATTTCAGCATGAGGAACATAGACCCAGTCGATATGATTCTCTGTATAGATCCTTGTCGACTTCGCATCGCTGTGTGCCATCCTGCCCTGAGGGTCAACCCCCTGCTTATCGAACAGAAACGCGGAAAGCGCTCTTATCTCGTGAAAGGTGGGGCGCTGCTCATCCGGCAAACCTGAGCCCACACCCACTTGATCTCTCAGCGCTGAAAACGAACGGCTAAGATAATCCGGTGCAACCTGCGTAGGATGTCGCACCTCTTTGCTGGTGGGGTTACTTCTCTTAAGCGGAAGCCGGTGAACAACATACGGACTGGCAACATTATCTCGGCTGCGCTCGATGATATTTTTCAGCACACCGCCGATTGGGATCGCAACATGAGAAGCCTCTTTGTGTTGGACCTTCTGACGATGAATATAAAGCGTGCCATAGATATCGTCTTTTGGTTCAGTGAGCCATACGCACCCGCAAATACCTTCACCTGGCTGTTTAATGGAATAACGGATCCGAGAGACTTCGAGGCGCGCATGCGTCGTTTGCAAGGCAAGGTCCATTGCTGTTTGTAGCCACAGCGGCGCAGCCTGGTATATTTTCAGGTAATCGGCCAATGAGAGCCGGCGACGAACTTTGGATTCAACCCTGCGCATTTTTTTACGCTCCGCCGGGTTATCCATCATTAATGATTCATCTACCGCATAGCTGAACAATTTCTTTAAGAAGCTCACCTTTCTGTTTTGAACGTTTGCAGATGCATCGGAGTGATATTTACGGACATAGCCATTCACATGCTCAAGCTCAATATCACAGGCGTAAATATCGCTGAAAAATTCTTTCACTCGCTCAATATCATTAAGCCAGACCGACAGGGTGTCTCCGCCTGGCTTCTCATCGTTTATTGCTCGCTCCAGTAATTGCTGTGCATGCTCAGCAAAAGGGCGCGCCTCTCCATTTATTCCACCAGATTCTCTGACCAGACTTTCAATTGATGGCGTCGACTCAGGCCGCAGCCGGTTGTTATATTCTCTGGCGATCGCAATAGCTAAAACACGATCTGTGCCCAGATGCTTTCTTTTACCCGTAACGAGGGTAAACCGATATTGTCCTGATGATTTTTCAAAATAAAGGTGATCCGGGAGGTTCCGGTTTTCCCTTTTACGAGGTCTGGCGGCCATGTTAACCCTCTTGCATTAACGTGCGAACGCGCTCACTGATCATCGAATCTACGCCCCATTGTTCAGAGGAACACACCCAGACCATTCCGTCCACGACACGTCCCTTCAACAGGCCATTTTCAACCCAGCGCTTTATCGTTCTGTTATCCGGTACCGAGCCTGAAACAAACTCACGTTTGCCCCACTGGCTCGCCTTCATCAACTTGGCCATGGTCATATCTCCACTGCCGGCTGCAACCGGCTATTTCGTTCGCTGGTGGCCGCAGCCACCTGCTTGATTATCCTAGCGGGTACAAGCACCGGCATCTGTTCGCGTTGCCGGGAGTAATTTAGCGAGCATGTTTCCTTCCCCGCAGCTCGTTCAACTGCTGGCAATCCACGCATGTTTTGCAGCCGAGAACAGCAGCGCGGCGTGCTTCAGGAATGTCCACGCCACACGCTTCGCACTGCTCCGCTGAAACAGCGTCACGGTCGATACGAATGCGCTGTAAAGCATGCTCCATGTTGAGCTCTACCAGAGCGTTGGCCTGGTCGATGATTTCTGCTGTCATGCTGCGCGCTCCTGTTTCTGCTGTGTTGCTGGGTTAATCCAGAGGCACTCAGTTCGGACTTTTGTGCCGCGCCCGGCGCTGATGCGTGAGCTTTTTTCTTTTTTCTTCCATCCCCTCAGCATGTCGTTGTAAATGTCAGAATCATAACCGCTGATCATCACCATGCCCGCCATTGTGCTGGCCACAGCGAGTAGCTGCTCATGACCCTGAATGGTCATTTCATGGTTGTAGTAGCGGTTTCCCTGCACCCTAGTTTCGGGTACATAAGGCGGATCGATGTAGTGAAGGGTTGTGTCAGCGTCATGGGCACGCATAACCGCCAGTGCGTCCTTGTTCTCAATGATGACTCCCTGCAGCCGTTGGCAAATTGCCGCTAAATTCGAAGGATAACGCTCCCAAAGATGAGAGGCTGTGGCGTACTTGCGTTTGCTGTCGCTGCGAAACCCTGACTGACCACCAATACCGGCCGCTGAGCCGAAACCCATACAGGCGCGCACAACCATACGCCGGGCGCGCTCCACAGGATCGGTTGTTTCCTCACGGGCTGCGCAAAATTCTTCGCGCGCATAGGGCGTCAGCACACAGGCATCTTGTAGGCGCTGGTTCATTTCTGGATCGCGAAGCACGCGGAACAGATTCACAACTTCTCCATCGAGATCGTTATAAACCTCTGCATAACTACGTGGCTTTTGCAAAAGGACGCCGGCGGCACCACCGAAGGGCTCAACGTAACAAACGTGGTCGGGCATCTGCTCAATGATCCACGGTGCCAGGCGGAATTTTCCGCCGTGGTAACGTATAGCTGGATGCATAATCACTTTTCCGCCTCCTTCAACTGTTCAAACTGGCGCGCGATAGCTACGGTCTCGGGGGATGGTTCGGTTTTATTGCGAAGCCAGATGCAAACTGCACCATCGTCTGTATCGTGAATGGAACCAACGAACCAGCCTTCACCCGCTGGCGCTTCTGGCTGCCACATCGAGAGGTCATAACCATCAACTTCCGGGTCGAGAGCTTCTTCATCCCGATAGTCAACTTTCCATTCGAGCCCGTTATCCTTCATCCAGACGTTGAAATCTTCGTTGGAGATATACTCGCGACCGTCACAGAATTCTTCATACGCCGGGTGAGTCCAGTAGCCATACTGATTGCGCTCAACTGGAAGTGGTGTGATTGCTGGGGAGGCAGGTGGCTGGTCCACTCCGGCTGGAGAAACTGATTTACAGCGGAGCTGTGCGGCGAATGCCTTGGCGAAACGTTGTAAATCTGCGGTGACCATCACTTTGTAGCTGTCATCACCAAAATCATCCATCAGCTTTTCAGCTTCTGCGGCCAGCATTTCGACACCTTCTGCGTGCAGCGAGGTGAGAAAGGCGTCCGTGGCAGTAGATTCTTCGAGGGCATAGCAGACATCATCATTGCTGCATGGATCATCTTTGCCACAACCCACGCAGAAGTGGACTGATTCGCTGTGAGTCTTAATAGCCGACTTCATCAGAGCATTCTCCCCGGCCAGCTGCTTCGCCTCGTTCCGCGATTCGCACAGCGCCACGAACTGAACATTGAGGCGATCTGCCATTGCGGTCATTAACTTTGCTGCTGCTAGTGGCAGAGTAGGGGCTGTCACTCTGGCGTCGGCGATCAGCTCTTTGGCATTCATTCGCATGTTGGTATCTCCTGCGCGCTGCAACGCGCGATTTTTGGTTGCACGAATCCCTCGCCGGCTGGCGATTAATAAAAATGGGTTCGCTTTAATAAACGCCCGGGACAAAGAAGGGCGCTTAATAAAGCGGGCGGCTGCAACCGCCCTGGTACCTCCACACAGATGTAAGCGCGCTCCGGAAGGGTTTGCATTAACGACCAGACACTTGAGGGAGAGTGCCGGAGCGCGCTTGCATCTATGCGAAAAAAGTGCGGCACCCTCACGGGTAAGGATCCGGTGCCGCCAATGACTACACGTTGCATTTATTCTTTGTGGTGCCGGGTGCCTCCCGGTGATCGCATCCAGTTACTTGCGATCGGGTACCAAACCACCTGATAAAGACGTTGTTAACTGTCCCGCGCGCGCTGAGCCGCATTCACCACAACGGGGAGAGCACTACCGGTGTCCGAATCGAACGGACCTTTTCCCTGCCCATCGCCACAAGAATCGTGGTACCCGGAGTCGAACCGGACTTTATGCCTTGCTCGTTAGTGCTCTCTCCTGTTGCGTCCTCGTCTCTTCCGAGGTGTCACACCGTATCGCCGCGATGGTGAGTCGCCGTATGGCGCATGCCTGGCTTGCACATTCCGGCTACCCACAAGCCCAATGCAGTACTTCAAGGGAGGCTGTGGACCGCTTCGACGCATGTGCCATACGCCGTGAATTAAAATATACCTTCAAGTATATTTGGTTGTAAATACTTAAAGGTATATTTTAGGTGCCTAGTAAGTAAACTATTGATTTGCAGGTTAATTTAAATGAGGTTTGAAACGGGTGAAAAATGAAGTGCTGCTGCTGTGACTATGAGGAATGATTCACAGCAACATATTTTGCTAGGTGGTTTGGGTGGGATTATTTATTGATTAATCAAGGCGATAGCTAGTTTTTGCTGGCTACATTCTAAATAGGCTATTAGGGCAGATTAGTGATTTTTGCATCTACTACAACGCCTATAATTCTGCAGTTGCCGTCAATCTCTGTCATTGGGTACTGAGGATTTAAGGGCTTCAGAAATTTTCGGCCAGCGTCCACAACTAATTTTTTAAATGTTGCCTCATTTTCAGAGTCGAGCTTAGCTACCACAAGTTTTCCGCTGCGTGGTTCAACAGCAGGATCAACCAGAATTGCCATCCCTTCTGGAATACTCAGTCCAACAGGGGATGTCATAGAGTCGCCTTTTACATCAAGCCAAAAAGAGTCCTCTGAACATTCAACAGTTGTTTCATACCAGCGGTCAATACCGCGGCGATGATAAGGTTCTACAGCTTCCATCCATTGCCCTGCGCTCACCCAGCTTATTACCGGATAAGCCCCTTGTGGTTCGTTAAGTCCTGCATAAGAAACGTTATTATCAGTTTTATCAGCAAGACCGTCCATCCAGCCTCTGTGCAGCTTTAGTGCATCTTCTATTTGCCTGGCTGCCTGCTCACCAATGTTTCTCTTATTTGCTTTTCCTTCCGGATAAAGCATGCGCGAAACGACAGTAGGATCCATGCCCACTGTTTCTGCAAATTTCCTCTGCGTTTCATGACGCGACACCAGCTCTTGAAGCTTCTTGCGCCTGACTTCGTAAATTGCGTTGTTCGTATTTTCTTTCATGCCGGCATCTTACGAAAATTTACTCTTAGGTAAATGACCTGTGAGTATTGAATAAAATATACTCCTAGGTATACTTTCACTGTTACCCAATGGAGGCTTCATGGAAACGTTAAGAACGTATCTCAACAGTCTGGCGTTGAATAAACAGCGTGAATTCGCCGAAAGCTGCGAGACCACGATTGAATATCTTCGCAAGGCTATCAGTAAGGGGCAGAAGTTAGGCCCGGCTTTATCAGTTTTGATTGAGTCCAACTCAGCTGGTGCAGTAAGCAGAAAAGATCTTCACCCAAGCGATTGGTCGAAAATCTGGCCTGAATTGAATCCTAAAGAAAACGCAGCGTAACGGTAACTACCAAAGGAAAAACAAGATGGTAGAGCACACTTTAAAAACTGTTGTTAAGGCGATGTGTAAAGCCTATCCCGGCGGGCGCGAGGCAATGGCTGGTGCGCTTGGCATGAGCGTGACGCAGTTCAACAACAACCTGTACGAGAAGAACGGCTGCCGTTTCTTCGAGGCCTCCGAGCTGGAAGCCATGGAAGACATCTCCAACACCTCTTGCCTGGCTGATTACTTTGCCCGGCGCCGCGGATGCCTGCTGGTGGAACAGCCGAGTATGGAAGACCTCGATCGCGTTGACCTTTTCAGCCGTTCGATGAGAACAGCAGCAGCGCGCGGGCACGTCGACCAGATCATTCAGCAGGCGCTGGAAGATGGAGTGATTGAGCAGGATGAAGCCGAAGAAATTATGGAATATCACCGCCGCCATATGGCCGCGCGTGAGGAAGAAATTGCCGCGATTATCGCGTTATTCAGCCGCAAAAATAAGTGACGCCAGCGGGTTGCAGCCCCTGGCGTCGTGGCGTGTCGATCAAAGTGTGGAGATACCTACGCATGAACAGTTTAACAACACAGTACCGCAGGTCGCAACTTGTAGCGCTTCCTGTTACCGGCGGTAAAAGCCCGGTGCAGTTCGTGTATGGGGTAAGAGTACAGGGCGCTGTTGAGCCTGTCAGCTACCCGTTTGCTGAGTGGGTTGTAGGTGATTTTAACAGCCAGGCGGAGAAAGCCGAATGCGAGAACTCGACAGGTGGTTTCGTGACAGACGAGGCATCCCCGTCCGTGTCATTCGGTGGGAGCCAGAATCGCGCCGCGTTATCTATCTGCGGAGTGACTACCCTCACGAATGCTTCAAACCACTCCAAATCTTCAAGCGCGATTTCAGAGAAATAAAGGACGACCATGAGCACTAAATTACAAGGCTATGTCTGGGACGTTTGTGCCGCAGCTGGCATGAAGCTGACCAGCGTTGCCATCATGGCGCGCCTGGCCGACTACAGCAACGACGACGGCGTGTGCTGGCCTTCTATCGAGACCATCGCCCGCCAGCTTGGTGCGGGTGAAAGCACCGTGCGTACGGCGATCGGCAAGCTTGAGCAGGATGGCTGGCTTTCCCGTCAGCAGCGCCGCAAAGGCAACCGTAACGCGTCGAACGTCTATCAGCTCAACGTGCAAAAGCTTCAGGCCGCTGCCTTTTCTCACCTGTCAGAATCTGACACCTCAAAATCTGACGGGTCAAATTCTGACGCCTCAAAATCTGACGCGTCGAAATCTGGCAAAAACGGCGGTTTTCACCCGTCAGAATCTGGGGGGGATCCGTCAGTAAATTCAAAACAAGATCCATCAGATAAAAATCAAAACCCTTTCTGTCCGGTTGCTGCGCAACCCGACGATGCCGTGATGGTTACTGACCAGGCTAAACAGGTTCTGACTTACCTGAACCAGCAAACCGGATCGCGGTACCAGGTGTCGAAAACGTCGATGGAACACATCCGGGCTCGCCTGGGGGAAGGGTTCAGCGCTGAAGAGCTGAAGCTTGTCGTGGATTACACCAACGAGAAGTGGAGTGCCGATTTGCAGATGGCGGAATACCTGCGCCCGACCACGCTTTTCCTGCCGAGCAAATTCCCTGGCTACCTGCAGGCCGCGACGAAGTGGAACGAAGCAGGGCGCCCGGCGCGCCGCAACGGCGAATGGGTCAGCAGCACAGCTTCCCGCGCGACATTCCAGAACGTCGATTACTCGCTGCCGCAAAACTCTGGATTCCGCTCATGATGGCTGATACGGCAGCAGCACAGACAGTGGCAGAACCAGCGCCGCGCGTATGGCAGCGTCCGTTCCTGAAATGGGCTGGCGGTAAATATTCCCTGATGCCTGAACTGGATAGCCTCATCCCGGCGGGCGCCCGGCTGATTGAGCCGTTTGTCGGCGGCGGGTCAGTTTTCCTCAACTCCGGTAAGCATGAAAGTTTCCTGCTGGCTGATGCCAATCCGGATCTGATTAACCTCTATCAGATGCTTGCCGTAGTGCCAGAGCAGATAACGCTGCTGGCGCGCCAGCTGTTTGCCGAAATGAGTGACGAGCCGGGTTACTTCGCCGTTCGCCAGGCATTCAACGCGCAGCAGATGACCGGACCGGAGCGCGCCGCCGCTTTCCTGTACCTGAACCGCCACTGCTTCAACGGTCTGATCCGCTATAACCGCGCCGGCGAGTTCAACGTCGGCTGGGGTAAAAAAGCTAACCCGTATTTTCCGGATAAAGAGCTGCTGGCTTTTGCCGCTGTGGCGCCCAACTGCGTATTCATGAACGCCGGTTACTTCCGCACATTGTCGCTGGCGGGCGAGGGCGATGTCGTTTACTGCGATCCACCCTATGAGCCGCTGCCGGGCACGGCGGGTTTCACGAACTATTCCGCTGGCGGTTTCGCATGGGCTGACCAGGTGGCACTGGTTGAATCCTGTGTTGCGGCACATCAGCGCGGTGCGCGGGTGGTGATCAGCAACTCGACGGCGCCACGGATTATCGAGCTCTACAAACAGCACGGCTTCACGCTGCATCACGTCAGCGCCCGCCGCTCCATTTCCAGCAAAGCCAGCACGCGGGAAAACGCTGCTGACATCGTGGCCATTCTCTGAGGAGGCAGCGTGAAAAAGAACCTTTTAACCGCCCGCCAGCAGCAAATACTGAGCCTGATTGTGGCTTTCCATAAAGAGCATGGGATTCCCCCGACGCAAAAGGAAGTAGCCGATCTGATGGGCGCAGCCTCGCCGAATGCGGCAACTGAAGTGCTGCGATCTCTCCAGCGTAAAGGCGCTCTCACCCTTTTACCGGGTGTGTGCCGCGGCATCTCCATCAGCAGCCAGGGCGTAGAAGATGAAGCAGTTTCGCTGCTGCGCTCGCTGGTGGCCGGTGAAGAACATGCGAGAGACCAGGCGATCTCCTTCCTGAAAATGCGAGGGGTTGCGGTATGAAACTAACGCTGCCATTTCCCCCGAGCGTGAACACCTACTGGCGTGCTCCGAATAAGGGGCCGCTGAAGGGGCGGCATCTCATCAGCGCTGACGGGCGCAAATACCAGAGCGCTGCCTGTGCGGCCATCATCGAGCAGCTGCGCCGCCTGCCGAAGCCGTCGACCGAGCCAGCTGCAGTCGAGATCCTCCTATTCCCTCCGGACGCGCGCCGGCGGGACATCGACAACTACAACAAGGCTTTATTCGACGCGCTGACGCATGCTGGCGTGTGGGAGGACGACAGCCAGGTGAAAAGAATGCTGGTGGAGTGGGGGCCGATAGTGAAGGGCGGCAGCGTCGAGATCACGATCAGCATGTTCCAACCGACAACGCTGGGAACTGTTAAATGAGGGCGCTGCTGAATCCGATTGTGGTTAATGAGTTGGGTCTCGTCATGTTCAGGCCGGGCGCCAGCCTGCTGATGCATTTCCGCCGCGGGCGCATGCTGCTGGAAAATGAGCCGGAACGTCTGGCGGGAATTCCCAACGGCGAACTGCCACCAGCAGAACAGCCACTGGTTGAGGATCCTGCGCTCGCCGGTGTTTTTGAAAACGATGCGGTGCTGCGCCGCGCCGGCGGAATTGGCGGGCTGGAAAGCTGGCTGATGGAAAACGGTAGCTGTCAGTGGCCGCATGAGGACTGGCACGCGGAGAACATCACCACGATGCGCCACGCGCCCGGCGCGCTTCGCCTGTGCTGGCACTGCGATAACCTGCTGCGTGAACAGACTACAGAGCAGCTGGCGCACATGGCGCGGGCGAACTGCGCGGCTTACATCCTCACCACCGCACGCCGTGAACTGGGTTTCGACGATTCGCATACGCTCACGCTACCGGAGTTCTGCTGGTGGCTCGCGCGTAATGGCCTGGCGGAAGCTCTGCCGGAAGATGCCGCACGGCAGGTGCTGAGGATGCCGAAGCCGGTGATCCGTTCCGTCACCCGCGAAACAGAGCTGGTACCCGGCGAACGCCTCGGGCGCGAGATAGTGGAGGAGGTGGCTAAGCAGGTGCTGGCGCTTAATGTCGATCCGGAAACGCCGGAATCCTTCATGCTGCGCCCGAAGCGCCGCCGCTGGGAGAATGAGAAGTACACCCGCTGGGTTAAAACGCAGCAGTGCATGTGCTGTGGCAACCCGGCAGACGATCCCCATCACCTGATAGGCCACGGGCAGGGTGGAATGGGTACGAAGGCGCACGACCTGTTTGTGATCCCGCTTTGCAGAGCGCATCACGACGCGTTGCACGCTGACACCGTGGCATTTGAAGAAAAACATGGCAGCCAGCTGGTGTTGCTGGTTCGTTTTATCGATCGCGCACTGGCTATCGGCGCACTGGCGTAAATTGTGGAGTTTATTGATGCGTGATATTCAAAATGTACTTGAATTGTGGGGAGCTTGGGCCGCGAGTGACTCTTGCTCTGTCGATTTTTCTCCAATCGCTGCCGGATTTAAGGGGCTTCTTCCGCAGACAAGCAAAACAAGAATCATGTGCTCGGACAGTGACGGGTTAATAATTGAAGGCTGCATGGCGCAGCTGATTAAGAAACGTCCCTATGAGTATAATCTTTTGGTGGGTCATTACGTTTACAAGGTATCGAAACGGCAGATGGCCAGAATCCGTAAAAAAAGTGAAAAGCAGATTCGTATTGAGATGATGTTGGCTGAAGGCTTCATTGATGGATGCCTGTCGATGCTCGATCTAAGACTAGAGATGGACAACTAGCCATAAAAAAGCCCGGCTTTAGCCGGGCTCATAGGATTCTTCTTTGTGATCACGCAGCTCTTTTGCTTTCTTTTCTCTTACCATGACACTCGTGTATGCCATTGATAAGAGGTTTGCTCAGCATGTTGGGAGCAGCAGCCATAAGCTCTTCCATAGCAACTCCCATGCGCGAAAAAACGTCAGACGTTTTGAATGTAACGTCTGTTGCGATTTTTTGACGTGAGTGCTTCATGATAATCTCCAGGACAGCGTAGTCTCTTCGTTTTACGTGTAAGAATGATGCCTACGTATGGGGGCATCATTCTACTCTTTATTGTTTGTTTGTCTATCAGTGGATCAAGTATAGCTCAAAACAGCATCTCTGATTGTTGCAAGTGATGCTGTCATCAAGACAGTGTCACCTACGAACCCAAAAGATTTGTAAAGAGCCATAACTTCAGTGTTAACTGGTTCTATCACATTAATGACATCACATTCAACAGCCCTACAGAACAAATATGAGGCCCATAAAGTTATTAACAGCATCTTTCCGTTAAGGGGATGCGACCTATTCCCCCGAACGAAGCTTTCAACAAAGTAGATGTCGAAACTGTTTACCAAACGATTATAGATGCACATTGCCGCACCAGCAGGCAGCGGGTTAGATCCTTCCAATAATTTTACGCAGAACTCAAACCTATTGGGGTCGTTACCTACAGTATTGAAGGCAAAGTCCCAGTTTAGCTCGGCATAATTAGTCATCATGGCTTGAAAATCAGCATCATGAATGGGACCGACCGCTAGCGGCAAATTTACTTGTTCAAGAAGCATTTGCACGCCGTTGAGTGTTGATACAGCGATTTGTTCTAAATTCACGCTTAACCCACCGGTTAGGGAAGAGCAAAAACATTACCACAAAATGTTTATGTGATTGAACACCTGTCACTATCAATTATCGGAATAAACTTAAAAAACATTAACGCGGTCCGCAAAAATTATCTTAACCTGTTAAGAGTGGTCACTTGCACACGACCTTAATCGATTTTAAACCTCGCTCAGGCGGGGTTTTTTCATTTCTGGCTGCCATTAGGCGGCCTTTTTTATTCCCCTCAACACTGAGAGGACTCACAGCAAATACGAGGGGGCTTAATGTCCGAACCTGTATCCGGGTCCGCTGCGGCGGCCAGCGCCTTAACTGGTGCCAGTCTTTATGGGCTTCTGACTGGTACTGATTACGGTGTC